CAGTAATGATTTTAAAAACTTAAATACCGAAATAGAATTAGTAGCATTAAGAAGTTTTGTTAATGCTCCTAGTTGTCTATATCCTTTGTATGTAGGATGAACCTTATCAGGAGATAGTTCAGGAATAATAACAAAAGTATCACCGTAATGCCTGGCAATCTTTTTTACTATCTCTTGTTTTTCTGGTTTGATAGCAGGAACAATCCAAAATACACGATCAGAATTAACAAAACTTCTTAATGCTACTAATTCTATTTCGGTATTTAAGTTTTTAAAATCATTACTGCCTAAACTAATAATTGTAGTTTTGGCTGGCTTAACTTTTTTAACATATGCATCGTTCCAATCTTTGCTATTAATACCGCTTTGAGCATAAGCCACACACTCAGTACGTACTTGGCTTACACCCTTAGCTATACTATCTCCTAAGATAAGGCACTCTATCATTATAGTGTCTCGCCACCAACTGAACGATTACATGCACATAGTTCACCTGTTTGTAGTGCATCTAGTACACGCAATGTTTCTTCTGGGCTACGACCAACATTTAGATTGTTAACTGTAACATGTTGAATTACATTGTCTGGATCAACGATAAATGTTGCGCGGAGTGCTGCACCAGCTGGCGCAAAGAAAATGCCAAGCTGATTGATTAAGCTTAGTTCACCGCGTTGTGTATCTGCAAATTGTACATGCGTAATCTTTGCTAGATCAGGGTGTGCTTTTTGCCATGCTAATTTACAGAATTCATTGTCTGTTGAACCTGTCAATAATACTGCATCACGGTCTTTGAAATCATTTGCCAACTTATCGTATGCTACGATTTCTGTTGGACAAACAAATGTGAAATCTTTTGGGTAGTAAACGATAACTTTCCATTTACCTTCAAAACTTGTGTCAGTAATGTCAAAAAACTGATCACTACCTGGGTTGACGCCTGTTACGGCAAATTTTTCAATGGTATCACCAACTGTTTTCATTTGTGTCTCCTTATGTGTGAATGAAATTATAATAAATGACATATTATAATCTAGTTATTTAGCTTTTGTAAATTGTTTGGGTAAAATAGTCTACATGTAAATAGTGTTATGAATACTTTTGCGTTGAATCCCAATGTCTATGATGTAGTATTCCTAAGTTATGATGAACCAAACGCTGAAGAAAATTATCAGCATTTACTATCTATACGACCCAAAGCAAAAAGAGTACATGGAGTGAAAGGCAGTGATGCTGCACATAAAGCTTGTGCAGAATTAGCCAAAACGGATAGGGTAATCATTATCGATGGTGACAATCATGTATTATCTAGTTTATGGAGATTTAATATTTGGACTAAGCCACACTTTGATTGGACTGATTATGTATTCAGTTGGAGCAGTCTAAATATCGTTAACCATAATTGTTACGGCAACGGTGGTGTAAAATGTTGGCCTGTACATCTACTGAAAGAAATGCGTACACATGAAGTTGGAGATAGCGTTGATTTTGAGCTAGATAAATATCTTGAATTAAATGCAATTGCAAGTCACACAGTTATAAATCATAGTCCACTACAAGCATTTCGTGCAGGATTTAGAGATGGTATGAAGTTATTAGATAGCGGTAATAAAGATTTTGATAAGATAGATTGGAGAAATCTTTATAGACTTTATAATTGGATGCATGTTGGTAGTGATACTAAGAATGGTATTTGGTCGATTTATGGTGCAAGATTAGGAGCATTTTTATTATTGCGTGGACATGACATTAAAGTATTAAATGATTTTGAACAGCTTGATGAAATATTTAATCAGTATTTTGGATTAGTAAACAGCAATATAGTAGAAGAATGTAATAAGCTTGGTAAACTACTAAACTACAAATTAATCACTGATATATTAAGCCCAGAAGAAAGCACACAATTTAAATTAAATTATAAAGCACCTATACGTAGTGCAGAAGAATTTTTAGCAGGAAAGAGACAAGAAGATATTGACAGATTTTATGAACGTCCCGTTTGAAAAAATAGTTAAGTTCGGGCAGCAAACAATGCTAGAGTATCCGCTTTTTTCTGTGAGTTGGATACTTGGTCGATTTTGCAATTATAAATGTAGTTATTGTTGGCCATATGCAAATTCAAGCACTCCCGACTATCAATCATTAGAAGTTTACAAAAACACAATTAATCAAATTAAAACTCAAGCAAGACAAAACAACTTCACTAATTTTCATTGGTCATTTAGTGGCGGAGAACCTACTGCTTACAAACACTTAACTGAATTAATAAAGTGTCTAGAAGATGGTATAACTCCCTATCAAAGTATTCATATGACTACAAACTTAAGCCCAAGTAAAAAATGGTGGAGTAAATGGGCAACAGCAGGTGAATTATTACAAAGAAAATCAATAACAGCAAGTTTTCATCATGAGTTTAGCAATGAGGATGAATTTGCAGAGAAGTGCCTACATTTGATGGCAGAAAATGTTTATGTAACTATCAATCAAGTTATGGTTCCAAATGAATTTTATCAATTATATGAAAGATGTCAACGATTTGCAGACAAAGGAATAAACGTAACACTAAAACCACAAAGTAATGAAAGTGCTAGTGCAATAGTAGATGGTTACACTAGTGAAATGATTGATATCATGCAAAATGGTTTTCCGCAACAAGTGAATGAACAAAACATATATCAAATACGATTGTATGATTCTAATAATATTGCATATAATTTTGATCAAGCCGAAAGATTTAATGCTTTCGGCTTTAACCAATTTACCAATTGGACTTGTAATAGCGGCTATCAAAGTGTTATAATAAGAGGCGATGAAGTAAAGCGAGGCTACAGTTGTAGCGATTTTAGATTAGGAACTCTTGATAAAGGGTTCAGTTTATTTGGCAACGCAATGCCTTGTATAACCCAACGATGTGTAAGTAGTGCAGACAGTAAAATACCAAAATGCAAATTAACTTAGAACATATAATGTTTTGGATGGATGCTATTCGTAATAGCGAAGATCCTAAACGCACATTAGAAAGTTTTTGGAAGGGTCAAATTAAAAGCAAAGAATGGCTAATAAAAGAATTAGGTGTGTTTGTAGGTAAGCCAGTCACTATAGATATATTTGGTGGTTGGAACGGTGTATTGGCTAGTATGCTTTTTCACGCAGCATATCCTGTAAAGTCAATTCGTAGCATAGATATAGATCCTAAATGTGAAGAAATTGCAAACACAATGAATAAAATTGAACACACAGCAGGAAGATTTCATGCAGTTACAGCCGATATGTGTAATCTACGCAGTGATGCTGATGTTGCAATTAACACTAGTTGCGAACATATAACACAGGACCAATATGAACAATGGTTAACTTGTTTGCACTATAACAGTTTGATTGTATTACAAAGTAATAATTACAATATACATGAGCATATAAGAACTGCTGATAGTATTGAAGAATTTATGGAGCAAAGTAAATTAAAAATTTTACACTCTAGTGTATTAAGTTTACCATTATATGACAGATATATGATTATTGGAAAACATAAATGAATTATCCTAATAATTTTTCAAGTATTCATATTGAATTGACTGATAAATGTCAAGCCAGTTGTCCTATGTGTGCTAGAAATTATAATGGAGGGGAGGCAAGACCATTCGTCGGTAAAAATGAAATTAGTTTAGAAAAATTTAAACAATGGATGAATCCTCAAACTTTGCAAAGATTAGATCATTTCTACGCATGCGGTAATTACGGAGATCCTATAATTGCTCAGGACTGTTTAGAAATTATGGAATATGTGCGACAATATAGCAACGCAAAATTTAGCAAAAGTTTTGAAGGACAATCATGAAGTAGTTTTTGGCATCGATGGATTTGCTGATAGCCATGTATTATACAGACGAGGGACAGATTGGCATAAAATTATTGAAAATGCTAAATCATTTATCAATAACGGTGGAACTGCAACAATTGACTGTCTAGTTTTTAAACATAATGAAAATGAATTAAAAGATTTTGAAGAACAGATGTTGACAATAGGATTTAAATCAATAAATTTTAAATCGACCCAAAGATTTTATGATATGAATAACTTTCCTGTATTAAACAAAAAAGGAGAGTTTGAATATAATTTAGAACCCGCTACGATACAACCTTATAAAAAAATAAGTATGTTAAAATTAGAGGACATTCAAAAAGATTTAACAATTTGGGATAAGATAGTTACAGTTTCTAAAATTGAACCTAAATGTAAATTAAAAAATGAAATTTATATAGATTGTGTTGGGAACGTTGTACCTTGCTGCTGGGTAGGTTCAGATATTTTAGAAGAACCATTAAAGGTAAACTCTGCTATACATGACTTAAGAAATAAACTGGTAGAGAATACAAAAACAAATTTTAATTCGTTCAGTAAATTGAACTTAAACAATTATTCTTTAGATGATATAGTTAATGATGAGGTATGGAATCTTACAACTGACTTTAAACAAAAGCCTTGGATTTGTGTGAAAAATTGTGCAAACTTACACTAAGGTAAATCATCTAT